TATTTGTCGTTAGCGGTGAAACGCAGCCGCCTGTCTCATTGATGGCGGAAAAAGAAATATTCAAAGAAACGAAACGAGCACTTCAGGAGCAACCATGAAAATCAATACTTCAAAGATCAGCAACACGGCTTGGGGCGATGTGGATAAGTCCGCCCTGGGCAGCAAGGTGGCCGATGCCTATGCCAGCGGCGATATCACCAAGGCGCAGATCAAGCAGATCTATGCCTTCGTGCCGGATGAGGCTTTTGGCGAAGATAAAGACGGCAAGCCGCAGTTCATGGCGAGCAAAGCTTGGGGTCCGCATGCCGAGATCAGCGACGGTGAAATCGTTCAGAATAAAGGCGGCGTGTTTGCCGCGGCCGGTGCGCTGGCAGGCGCACGAAGTAAGCCGGATCTGTCATCGTCGGAAATTGCAACAGCGAAGGCAGCGCTGCGCAAATGCTATTCGCAGATGAACATGGATGCGCCGGACAGCTTGAAGGAAGCGATCAAGATCGGTAAGGGCCAGCCCATTACTGAACTCGTCAAAGGTTCAATGCAATATACGCTTGACCAGATGCAAGACGACTTCAACGATCAATTTCCATCCGTGTGGGGTATGGGCATGAGCACGGGAATAGGAATGCAGGTCAATTATTACATTGTTGATTCATTTGCAGATTATGTGATCATCAACGGCTATGGTCCTGACTGCGATCTCGATGACGATGAGTATTGGAAGGTTCCATATACGGTGAGCGATGGAGAATATACATTTGCGCCAAAAGAACAATGGCAGGTGGTTGAACTGACCTATCAGCCACAGACTGCTCCAGATGTGAATGAAGCAAAGAACAAGAAGCGCGGAAAGAAATTTGAAGAGCGAATAGGTCGTGTGCTATTGGCTGAGGGCGAAAAAGGGGCAAAGCACATACGGGCAAACGATGTGATCGTCGCCGATGTCATCAATGGCAACGGGCGGCGTTATCCATCCAGTGTGATCCGTTCAGCAGTCGAGGAAGTGCGCGGCCATCTGAACGAAAGCGCTGGGCAAGGCCGGGCCATTCAGTATTTAGGCGAGGCGGAGCATCCTTCGGATAAAGGCACAAGGCGTCCAAATTTGCTGGAGACGGTAGTCAAGTGGAGCGAGATCTCATTTGACGGCCGTGCCGTGTCTCTGGGCGGAAACATCCTGGAGACGAGCAAAGGCAAGGACATCCTGGCACTGATGGAAGGCAATATCCAGCCGGGCGTAAGTCTGAGAGGCTATGGCGAAACCAAAACCACCAAAGAGCGCGGCGAGAAGTTTGACGATGTGACGGAACTGCATATCACCGGATTCGACCTAGTGCTGGAACCGTCCTTCGAACAAGCAGAAGCCGTACTCGAATCACAAAATCAATCATCGGAGGATGAAATGACCAAGGAAGAATTAATCCAGCTAATGAAAGATCAACCCGATCTATTCAAAGGCATGACGGAAGCCCAACTTGCAAAGATGGGCGAAGCGCAGTTGAAGACGATGGAAGAGTCGGTCCGCAAGTCGCTTGGACTCGGTGCGGAGGCCAACATCAGCGAGTCGCTGAAGACGATGGCAGCGAACGCCAAAAAGTTCGAGGAAGCTGAGCAGAAGAAAACCATCGATGCGGCTATCACCGAAGCCACCAAAGATCTGCCATATGGCAAAGCTGCGGTGGCTGCATTCGTCGAGGCGGTCCGCGCTGCGAACCCGCAGGATGAAAAGGCAGTCAAGACGCTGGTGGAAGGCAAGCGCAAGGAATATGACGGGCTGTTCTCGAAGGCACGCTTGCAGGGGATGGGCAAGAAAGAAGGCGACGTGCAGGTGATCGGTTCAGTGCTCGAGAGCGAAACCGGTACGCCAGAATATGCACGGGCGGCTTTCCAAATCAACGAAAGCATGAATGCAGTCGAGATGAAGACCCGGCGCAATTTGCTGGCCCCCAAAAGCCCGAACGAGGTTTTCACGAAGAAGATGTTGGAACGCTTCGACGCACGGCACAAATATGAGCTGATGCAGGAAAGCAAGATGCTGGCCGAAGCAGATGCAAGCAGCGATCTAAGCCTGCCCTACAGCGTAAGCCGCGCCTTGATCGAACAGGTGTGGCCGACGCTGGTCGCGACGGGCTTGATCGACACGGGCGTGATCGACACCAGCCCGACGCGAATTTATTATGAGAAGGTGACAGCCGAGGCTGGATCTACCGCCGTGATCACCGGCGAGGCCATCACTGCGTTGCAGGGAACATGGGTGGCTTTACTACACGGGGCACTCTCAGTTGGCGCTGTATCCGTGCATAATGGGGGCACCACCTATGTCGAAGGCACCGATTACGTGGTGGATTATGCGGCAGGCCAGATCAAGGCCCTGGCGACGGGTGCGATCACAAATAGCCTGGCTGTGACTGTGAATTACACCTATGGCACCATGCGCGGCGGTGAAATGCAAGCCATCCCGCGCTCGAAGATGAGCCTGACCTTCATGGTAGCTTCGGCGCAAGCAGACCGAGTTGCCGACCAGATCAGCCGTGAGGCGATCTTGTTCGGACGTTCGCAGATTAACTACGATGTGCAGGCACGCATGTTGGTCAACATCGCCAAGCAGATTGCCGTCACCGTGGACAAGTACATCTTATATGCAGCCTTGGGCGCGGTGCACAGCGTGGCGAACAACCATCCTGCATCTTCCTGGACAGCCGGGCACACGCAAGATGATTTCGATGCACTGGTGCGTTTGATCGGCGATACGAAGAATATCGTGAACAACCGGTACTATGTGCCGACGTTCATCCTGTGCTCCACTACGGTGGCCGAGGCGATGACGAACTGGAAAGGCTTCACCCGCCTAGGCTTCCCAGATGCGCAACTCTCTGACCTTCAGAACAGCGCTGGGTATGCGGGCCAGATCAAGGGCCTGCCGATCTACGCTTCGGTGCAACTGCCGGATACCGACATCATCGTGGGCAACAGACAATTGGTGATGTACCGCGTTTTCGAGCCGCTGCAATTCTTCGGCCCGTTCCCGTCCTACGATTCAAACGGTTACCTAATCGCCGCTAATCAATATTACGGCGAGCAGTTTGATGTGACCGTGACCCCTGTCCCAGAAAAGGGCGCGTATCTCTCGATCGTCGGAGAACCGTCGTAAGCGTCGACGAGAGAATAATATGATCAATCGCTTGAATTGGGCAAAACCCATAGACTTCTTTGCAAGGCGCATTCACTACGTCGATCACATGGCACCGGTATATATGGCGCTGAGTGAGGAGATGCGAGGAGAGTTCTATGTGCACAGCTCATTGGTGGATTATGCCAAGAGCAAAGGCATTCAAGCGATTGGTCTCTCTTCGATGAGCGCCAATGCGCCGCTGACGATCGCTCCCGATGGAGACGGTCCACTGGTGACGTGTGCATATGGCGATCTGGTCATCGCCTGGCATAAGCAGCCACACCGTCCTATGATCTTCATGGAGCACGGCGTGGGAATCACGTTCAATCATCCAGGGTATGCGGGTGGACGAGGCTCGCGGGATGTGGCGAGTCTGTTCCTGGACCCGAATGAGCATACGCGGCAATTGAATGCAAAAGCTTATCCGAATATCCCAGGCGAGGTGATCGGGACGCCGAAGATGGATGCCCTTTTCAACCTAACCCCCAGCCCCTTCCCTAAAGCGGAAGGGGAGAAGCTTGTTGTAGCCATATCCTTCCATTGGGATGGAAAGATGGTTGCGCCGGAAGCAGGGAATGCTTTCGAGCATTACAAAACGATCCTGCCTGCACTGGCAGTGTGTGAAGACTTCACGCTGATCGGTCATGCGCATCCGCGCAATGCGGACGTGATGCAAAAGGTTTATGCAAATCTCGGCATCGAGTTCGTGAGCGACTTCGAGGAAGTGATGAAGCGCGCAGATATTTATGTCAACGATTGCTCGAGCACGATGTATGAATTCTGTGCGACGGGCAAGCCAGTAATCATCTTGAACGCGCCACAGTTTCGACATCTACCCACGGAGGGTATCCGCTTCTGGGAATATACCGACATCGGGCCGCAAGTGAATGAGCCGGAGGAGTTACTACCAGCAATCCAAAAGATGATGACGGATCCCGGAGCATATGAATTGGAGCGAGGGAACGCCATCAATGATTTGTATCCTTATCGAGGACATGCAGCGGAACGGGCGGCACAGATGATCGAGGGGTTTGTCAAATCGAAGATGCCGGTCTGTGAACATATCGAGACGATGGGCGATCACAGCGTTGGAATTATTTACATGGCGTTCGGGCAGAAGGCGGCAGATGCGGTCCGCAAGAGCATGATAAGCCTGAAAACGATCGGGTTAGATATCCCGGTGTGCGTGGTGGGAGATACGGCTATTCAAGGCGTACAGTTCATCGAGTGGAAGGGCGAAAGTCCATACGATGCAAGCCAGCCACCGAACTTTCAATTCAGAGCGGGACGAGTGAAGCCAAAGCTATTTGATCTTAGTCCGTTCGATTACACATTGTATGTGGATGCGGATACGGAATTCGTGGGCGATATCAGGCCGGGGTTCGCATTGCTTGATTCGGTGGATATTGCGGTGGCCGAGGAAATCAAAACCATTGGCCAGCTTTATAACCAACCGCGTGCAGGATGGGAGATCAACATTCAGGAACGGGACGCCACCATCGTCGAGATGGGAGGCGCTGATTTCAAATTCCTAAATTCAGGCGTGATCTTCTTTCGGAAGAGCGAGATCGTGAAAGCTACCTTCGAGGAATGGCACCGTCAATGGCTGGTGTGGCAACAATGGGATGAGCAAATGGCATTGATGCGGGCCATAAAGAAAACAGCTATCATAATCCGAAGGTTAGGCGTGGATTGGAATGCTCCGCATCGAGAGCAAGCCAGGGTAATCTTTCATAATTATGGGCGAGGCGTCGTCAGGAGCAATGTGACCGCATGAATAATGATGTGATCGTCTTTCAGCATGTTTATCCTGGGCGCGGATGCGAACCGTGGATCGACTTGACGCAAGCTCGTACCAAGCAATGGTGCACGAATCATTTGATGGACTATCAATTGATCACCCGCGAAGTAAACAACTACAACCCAGGGCTAGGACATTGGGAATCAGTGCATTGGCTATTTGACTTGA